CCGTAACAGGAAAAAGAAAAATGATCCTTCTTGACATTACCCTGCCATTTGAAATTAAATCCTTGAATAAGTCCATTTACAAAAGAGGCAAAAAAAAGGATGGCCAGTTCTTTGTTTATAAAAAATACAAAGATGACTGGCACAAGAAAGTAAAAGAAGCAGCTAGAAATTATTTTATCTATGATGACACTTGGGATGACAAGGCAGTAGAAGCAAAAATAAGAGCTTGGAGTAAAGATACCAAAGGACATACCTGCAATGAAGATCCTATTCGTAGTAGATGTATTAAATCTGTTTGTGTAAAAAGATTATATGGTATTGCATCGGATACAAAATTAAAGTGGCCTATGTTAAGTAATCTTACTAAGATAAATTATAAACCAAATCCAGAATGGTATTTTACAGTGGAACAACCTGGTGGAGAATCGGTTGAAGTTCATGCAAATAATATTACTAAGTTAAGAGATCAAAGAGAGTTAAAAGGTATTATGATGGAGCAAGCACATATTGTTGTTCCTATTATTAAAGGTAGTGATTTTCATGAGATACAATCAGCTTTGTTTAAAACAGTAACAGAACATAAACCACCTTCTGGTACTAGTCCTGAAGAGCAGCTACATAAATATATAACAGATTATTTATACAATGGTACCTCTGCAACAAGCCATGCTTCTTTTCAAAGTGGTGCAGTATTAATAGAAGAAGAATATGCTTATTTTACTTCAGATTTTTTCTTTAGACTTTTGAAAAATAAAGAATGGAAGATGAAAGAAGACAGAACTGGTAGATTAATGCAGAAAAAATTTAAAGCAGAGTTTGGAAAAAATAAAAGATATCCTAAAAAAGATACAGAAAAAAAATCTAACCCACCTATTCGTTGTGTTAAAATTCCAATAGAGCATTTTCATAAAGAAGAATCTCCTGAAGAAATAATACCAATGCAGGATAGAGAAAACATACTATGATTTATAAAGTTTATGGTCCTCCAGGCACTGGTAAGACTACCAAGTTATTAAATTTTGTAAAATTTTATACCGATGAAGGTATATCACTACATAAAATAGGTTACTTTGCATTTACCAAGAAGGCAGCAAAAGAAGCTCAAGAAAGAATGAATATGCCTAAGAGTAAATTAAAATACTTTCAAACTCTTCATTCATTTGCTTTTCATTCATTGGGTCTAAAGGAAGAGAATGTAATGCAACCTTATCATTACGAAGATTTAGGTAAGATATTAAACATAAGAGTTAGCTATCAAGATAAACTTAATCAAGAACAATTTCATTATTTAACTTGTGACAACCCTTATTTTAGTTTGATTGGTAAAGCAAAGAATAAAGACATAAGTATTGAAGAAGAATGGCAAACAGGAGATTATCTTAATGAAGATATGAGTTGGGATTGTTTGAATCACATTGCAATTAATTTGAAAGAATACAAAAAGAAAAATAATCTAATTGATTTTAATGATATGATTCATCAGTTTGTAGAAAAACCAGAAGTATGTCCTGAGTTTGAGGCTGTGTTTATTGATGAAGCACAAGATTTATCTCCACTACAATGGAAACTATATGATTTATTAAAAACAAAATCAAAATATGTTTACCTAGCAGGTGATGATGACCAAGCTATTTATCAATGGGCTGGTGCAGATGTAGACAGGTTTATAAATGAAAGAGGTAAAGAAATATTTTTAACACAATCTCATCGTATACCAAAAAAAGTACAAGAGATATCTAAAACTATTATTAATCGTATACAAGGTTTGAGAGTTTATAAAAGATATGAACCAAGAGAAGAAGAAGGAGAACTTAATACTATATCAGATATAAATCAAATGGATCTTACAAAAAATAAATGGTTGATCTTATCTAGAACGACTTCTCGGTTGAGAGATGTTATTAAAAATTTAGAATCTAGTGGTATTTATTATCAAACAAAAAAAGGTAAAAGTTATAGTGTTAAACTATACAAAGCAATTATCAACTACACTCGTTGGTCTAAGGGAGAAGAACTTACAGAAAATGAAATGAAAGATGTTAAAGAATATACAGGTGAAAGCATGAATCAATCTTTAACTTGGTTTGAGGCTTTTGAAAAAGCACCTAGAGAACAGGTAAATTATATTCGTTTAATGTTATCCAACAAAGAAAATTTAAAAGAACCTGCAAGAATATATTTATCTACCATACATGCAGCAAAGGGTGGAGAAGAAGAAAATGTTATTTTAATACTAGATAACGCAAAAAAAATTAGACAATCAATCGAAAACAATACTAAAAAAAGAGATGAAGAGCACAGAGTTTGGTATGTGGGAGCAACTCGTGCTAAAAATAATTTATATTTAATGAGAGCAAAAATAGAAAGGTATGGTTATCAGTTATGACACACAAAGATTTATTTAAAAGTATGACGTGGGGTAAACAAATTGGAGGTAATCATTATAAAAATTTTAAAATTCAACCCTCTCAGTTTATAGGTGAGAACGAATTGCTTTTTGCCGAGGGCAATGTTATTAAGTATGTTTGTAGACATAGACAGAAAAATAAAAGAGAAGATTTAGAGAAAGCAAAACAGTATATAGATATGATTATTGCGAGGGATTACGAATGATTATGCCTAAATTTATTGCTGCTACTGAATGGATAGAGCCAGAAGAATATCCAGATTTAAGGCAGTACGATGAGATTGCTGTTGACTTAGAAACTAGAGACCCAGATTTAAAATCAAAAGGCAGTGGATCTGTTATTGGTAACGGAGAAGTAGTAGGTATTGCTGTTGCAGTTCCAGGTAGAAAATTTTATTTTCCAATCGCACATGGTGAAGGTCCCAACATGGATCGTAAAAAAACTTTAGAATGGTTTAAAGATACTATGGCATGTGATGCTATAAAAATATTTCACAATGCAATGTATGATGTATGTTGGATACGTAAATTAGGTATAAAAATCAACGGTTTAATTGTAGATACTATGATTGCAGCATCTCTCGTAGACGAAAATAGATTTCAATATAGTTTAAATGCTTTGGGTTGGGACTATTTAGGTCACGGTAAATCTGAAGTTGCATTAGTTCAAGCCGCTAAGTCTAGAGGACTCGATCCTAAAGCAGATATGTGGCAACTACCTGCGATGGAAGTTGGAGCCTACGCAGAGAAAGATGCAGAACTTACTTTAGAACTTTGGCAAATGATGAAAAAAGAAATTATTCATCAGGACATAGAATCTATTTTTAATTTAGAAACAGATTTATTTCCTTGTCTAGTAGATATGAAATTTAAAGGAGTTAGAGTCGATGTTCAACGCGCTCATATATTAAAGAAACAGTTAGCATCGCAAGAAGAAAACTTACTCCTAGAAGTAAAAAAAGAAACAGGAATAGAAACTCAAATATGGGCAGCCCGTAGTATTGCCAAAGTTTTTGATAAACTAAGTTTACCTTACGAAAGAACTGAAAAATCACAAGCCCCTTCTTTTACAAAAAATTTTCTTCAAGAACATAAACATCCGTTAGTAAATAAGATAGCAAAAGCTAGAGAGATAAACAAGGCTCACACTACCTTTATTGATACAATCATTAGATACGAGCACAAAGGTAGAATCCATGCAGACATAAATCAAATAAGATCAGACCAAGGAGGCACCGTTACGGGAAGATTTTCATACAGTAACCCTAACCTTCAACAACTACCGGCAAGAAACAAGGATCTAGGACCTATGATACGTTCTCTGTTCTTACCTGATGAAGGTTGTACGTGGGGTTGTTTTGATTACTCTCAACAAGAACCAAGACTCGTAGTGCACTATGCTTCGTTATATAAGTTTCCATCGGTATACGATGTTGTGGATGCATATAATAATGATTCAACAACAGACTTTCATCAAATCGTTGCAGACATGGCACAGATACCAAGATCACAAGCCAAGGTAATTAACCTAGGATTATTTTACGGTATGGGTAAAACAAAACTACAAGCAGAGTTAGGTGTAACTAAAGAAAAAGCAGAAGAATTGTTTAATCAATATCATGCAAGAGTTCCTTTTGTAAAACAGATTACTAATGCTGCATCTAATCGTGCTCAAGAACGTGGTCAGATAAGAACGTTACTAGGTAGACTATGTAGATTTTATTTGTGGGAGCC